TCTCAGGCAGGACCACGACAGGGACTCTTAGAGTAATCGGGGCCGTGTCTGCCACCAGTGCTAATTTCACTGGAGCGGCCAAGGTAGACGGGGCTATTACTGCCGGAAGCACTGTCTCGGCAGTTAGTGATATTTATACCAATAGGGACGCTTTTGTCTCAGGCAGGACCACGACAGGGACTCTCAACGTAATCGGGGCCGTGTCTGCCGCAAGTGTCAACATAACCGGCGCACTCTCAGTAATGAACGGGGCAAACATCGACCATGTAACCACTGTGTCAACTGTTTTGTTCAGCCCTGTATCTGAAGGCTCTGCTGCTCCGACATCTCCAGGACAGTTACGATTCCTCCAAACTACGGCAAATGTTACCGGTCGAAATGGCGTGGAGTTCCTTTCATCTACCTTTGGAAGTGGTTACGGTTTTAACCTAAAATGTATTGACGATGGTGGTGGTATTGCCACAACACTAGCTTTCGCCAAGAGACGAAACAACGCAACTTGGTCACTTGCCGGTTACTACGACGATCTAGGGAACTTTGTTTGGTCTTCAGGGACGGCTCTGGCTACTAACGCAACTACCGGATTCCTTTATATCCCGTCTTGCTCGGGGGTTCCTTCTGGTGTCCCTGTTGTAAGAGCGGGTGCTGTTCCTATTGTCATGGATATTGTAGGTTCCAAACTTTATGCCTACCGTGCCGGGGCGTGGTCCTCAGTGAGCCTTGCATAATGGTGTCTCCTAGCAACACAAAGTCTTGGTCACTTCAGGTCGATGAGCTTATCACCGAGGCCCTTGAGCGTGTAGGAGGTAAGTTCACCTCCGCAGAGGAAGTAGACTCGTGTATGCGGTCCCTCAATCTTGTCCTAAAGGACTTGATGAACCGAGGAAAACCGTTGTTCACTATCGAACAGAAGGTTCTCAACCTTACTTCTTCCGTTGCCGATTACACTTTGTCAGCCGGGACAGTCAACATCCTTGGTCCGGTCATTCGTGTCTCAGGACGTGATCTGGCAATGAACCGTTTATCGTTCCTCGATTACCAGAACATTGCAACAAAAGGGACCACGGGTCAACCCACACAATACACTACTGTCCAGAACCTTAACGACATAACCTTGAAGGTGTGGCCTGTCCCGGTATCGGGAACGGCCTACCAGATCAGTTATTACGCCTGTGAAGACCCCGATGACATTACCCAGATGTATCAGGGAGTAGACATCCATCGCCGGTATCTGCCTTGCGTGACGGCTGGACTTGCTTTTTACATGGCTCAGAAGATGCCTAACTTCGATTTGAACAAACTGGCGTTCCTCAAGAACGAGTGGAACGAACAACTACGTCTTGCCTTCGAGGAAGATAGGGAACTGACTTCATTTGTCATTAAGCCTGCTTCGCTATACCAAGGTTACGGATACGGTTAACTATGTCAGACCATCGTTCAGTTTTTGATTTCAATGTAATTGGTGACGGCGTAACCGACGATACCGTAGCGTTTCAAGCTGCTATTGACGCTGTTGTCGCAGGGGGTGGTGGCCGGTTGTGGTGCGGAGGCTCTGCTTTTACCATTCTCATATCTGGTCCAGTTATAATTGGGTCAAACACGCACATTGACGCGGCTAACGTAAAGATTGATGTAAGCGGTTGGACAGGTGGCTACCAACAGCCTGTGTTCAGCAACCCAAATTATACAGCATCTTCCATAATTGACCACGACATAAAGTTCACTAATTGTAAATTCGATGGGTCGGGTCTTGGCGGTGCGGCCCACATGATTCGGTTTCGGATGGTTCGCAACATTCTTGTCGAGGATTGTGAGTTTGTCGATGTAGATAATGGAACTGCTTTTCTTGCCACGGAAGATACGTGGGTAATTCGTTGTAAAGTCAACGGTGCCTATAACTGTGGTATAGATCACTGGGATGGGGCAAAAAGAGCTTATGTACTGAACTGCATTGTCGATGGTTCTGACGCACAAGGTATCCAGTTTACAGGAACTGGCACTGCTCTAGAAGACAGAACAAGTGAAGATTTTACTTGCATCGGAAACACTGTGCGTAATGTCAATGCCGGTGGCGGTGGTTCCGGTATTATCGTCAATGCAAATGACGCGGGTTCTACGATAACTTTAGCCCGCATCTTGGGTAACCTTGTAGAGAATTGTGATATTGCTTACGCAATCACCGGCTCTGGAAGTGGTTTCGTTGTTGCTGACAACATCGCTAAGAATTGCACAAACACCGGGTTCTTTGTCGGTGCAGATGGCGGTAATTACCCATCGAATATTACACTAACTGGACACCGCGTTATTGATTGCGGCTCGCTTGGAAGTGCTCCGGTTATTTTTGGGGGCGGGTCAGGGCACGTCCTGTCTGCACTAGCTGTCAGAGGACACACAGAACAGTTCGCTATTGACATGAGCGGAGCCGATAACTGGTCTATTGACGGTTGTGATCTTGAGGCCGGATCGAGCGGTAAAATCAATATCGGTGCAGCAACAACAGCCTACAAAATTGATGGCGCTCAATTTCAGACATGGACTCCTGATTTGATGTTTGGTGGTTCCAACACGGGTATCACTTACACACAAAGAGAAGGCATCCTTGTTAAACAAGGCCGTATTGTTTCAGGTAAAGGGTATTTCTTTTTGAGCAACAAAGGTGTGGCAACGGGGTCTGCTGAAATAGCTGGTTTACCTTACACTCCTATCTTATTCGGTAGCCCAAGCGTGGCTCAAGTTGTAGGTGTTTGTCCGACTTATAGCGGCATGACAGGTATGACAGCTTACACAAATGCGCCTTTAGGATTGCGTATGCAAGGTTCTTCTATCGGTATCTTTGGGTACTCAGCTACCAGTTCTTCACAAACCAACAACGGCAACTTCACCAACACGTCTCGTGTCTGGTTTGAGTTCTCTTATATCACGGCGGAATAACTGTGTCCGACGCTTGGCAGTTCACACGGTCCCGTAACGGCAAGCAACAGACCTACGCTTCAGGGCGATGGGCCAAGGCTATCTGCGACCGCTGTGGCTGGAAAAAGCCTTGGGGCTCTCTTTCCACTGAACCGGGCACTGGCTGGAAAGTTTGCCACGAATGTAACGATGGTATGTATTCGTTCGTGGCACACCCACAAAACTACCCGGCGAACGGCACAGACGCCATTGCCCTCCGTTGGGCACGCCCAGACCAGAACGCAGCAGTCACCCAACCCTATTACCTAGCTACGGAGGACGGCTACGTGTTAACTTGGGACCAGGATTTCATCATCCAGACCGGAACCTCTGCCGCGTCTGGCGTAACAACGTGGCCTAACCAGCTTAACTGGCAATCACCACCTTTCGGGTATCAAGACTAATGGCTAACGGTATCGTATCCTATAACACTCTTGTCTCGGCAATCCAGGAAGCTCTTGAGGATGACTCGACGGAGACGGCTAACTACATCCCCACGGCCATTGCCAATGCTGAGTTCAGACTTCTCCGAGAAACAGATTTCACTGGTATTGAAGTGACATCCACTGTAACAGCCACAGCTAACAACCGTCTTGTGAACAAACCAACCGGGTATCGTCTCGGTAAATCCATTCGTTACACCACATCGGCTGGCACTCTCCAGAACCTCAACAAGAACACAGTTTCGTTCTGTGAGAAATACTGGCCTTACGCAAACACCTCCGTTGGTAATCCTAAGTATTATGCCGATTACTCGAACACCCAGTTCCTGCTTAGTCCTACCCCGGATGCAGCCTACGCCATTGACGTTACGCACGTTGTCAAGCCGGTCGGCCTTAGCACCAGCAACCAGACCAACACTTATATCGAGTGGATGCCCGATGCCTTGTTTCACGCCTCCATGTCCTACATGGCGGACTACGCCCGTAATGGCGAGTTAAAGCAATACCACGAACAGTCCTATGTGAATGTCATGACAGGCGCGAATAATGAAGCCCGTCGCGCTCGCACTGATGAAGGTATGGGGCCGTATTCTACTAACGTTCAAGTTAACACGCTCAAGAGAGAAAACTAAATCATGGTCAGCACTTACTCCCCCAATCTCCGTATTGAAGAACCAGCACAGGGCGATTACGCCGCTGGCTGGGCCAACATGGCTAACAACAACTACAACCTGCTCGACCAAGCCATTGCTGCAATCACTTCAGTTAACGTGACGGGTGGCTCCAACGTCACTTTGACATCTCTTAACGGAGCAAGCGATGAGGCTCGTTCTGCTGTCCTTGTCCTAAAAGGGACACCTAGCACACAAATCAGCGTCCTTCTTCCAAACTCTGTAACCAAGCTTTACGCCCTTCGTTCAAAGGTGACGAACACTCAAGTTGTGGTCGTCAACAATGCAGCAGCCGTGGGTGCCGGTGTGACCGTGGCTCCTGACGAACAGTTCTCGTTCTATACGGACGGGGTTCGTTGTCGTAAACTCGGGGTAGTTCCGAAAGGGACTGTCAATTTCTGGCCCAATTCTGCTGCCTCTATTCCGCCCGGCTGGCAGGCCATGTCCGCTCTTTACGGATCGTTCCTCAAGATGTCAGGGACGGCTGGTGTGTCCACGGCTTCTACTGCCCCCTCTGTGTCTATTGGAACCCCGGCTTCAGGTGATACAGGGTCCACTGTCCTGACCGTGGACCAGATTCCGGCCCACAACCATGGGACCAAAAGTGTGTTTAGCCCGGTATATGGGTCTGGCAGTGAAGATGGTCTTAATCAAAACGTATTCGGTACATCCACTACAGACACAGGCGGCGGGCTTGGGCACACTCACACGCTCACTGGTTCACATACCCACCCTATCGGCGTTGTCGGGGGCGAACCCCAGTCCTACACCCTTATCCCGATACAGAAGTATACCTAAGAGGAAAGTCCCGTGACCTCCTCTGGTCTGCTCAAAGTCATAAACATCAGGCCGGGTATCAACAAGAACGACGCTCCGTATCAGTCGGAGGGTTCTTATGTCTCGTGCCAATGGGCGAGGTTCCAGCACGGCAACCCAAAGAAGATGGGTGGGTTCCAGCAAGTTACTACCTCGGCTACTTACGTCGGTATCGCCCGAGATAGTCAATCCTGGTCCGATCTTCAAGGAGATAGATGGTATGCCGTTGGCACCACAGATCAGCTAAGTATCTACAACGAAACAACTTTTACAGATATTACTCCGGTACAGACTTCTGTTGTAGCTACGTCCATCTTCTCTGCCACATCCGGTTCAACCATTGTCGGAGTGTCCCTCAACAACAATGGAACCGCAGTCAATGACAGGTTCGTGATTGCAACTTCTGTCAACGTAGACGGTATCCCTCTTGCGGCCAACTCCGTTTACGCTGTTGTCTCAGCCGACACAAACAACTTTACGTTCGATGCCGGTGTCACAGCTACGTCAACGGTAACAGACGTAGGCACTTCAATCTCCCTTCAGTTCCTTATTGCCTCTGGACGATCATCGTCTACCGTGGCAGCAGGGTGGGGCAGCGGTCCTTGGGGTGGCTCCGGTGGCGGGTGGGGCGTAGGTGTGCCTGTGTCCTCGGCAGACCTTCTACTCCTGCGCACATGGGTTCTGGAGAACTGGGGCGAAGATTTGATCGCCAACTACCGGGGTGGTGGTATCTATCTGTGGGATAGAACTCTTGGAACGGGTGTGCGTGCCTCACAGATCAGCGGTGCCCCAACCAAAGCTAACTCCATCTCGGTCATCAACCCTCCTCGTATCCTTTGTTGTTACGGGACTTCGGCCTATCTTGGTTCGTTCGATCCGCTTCTTATTCGCTGGTCTTCTAATGAAGACTACACCCAGTTCAATCCGGCTGTGACCAATGCGTCAGGTGAAATCAGGATTCAAGACGGTAACGAGATTATCCGGGCCATTACCACCAAGGCAGAGACAGTGGTGTTCACGGACACGGGCGTCTACAGGCAAACCTATGTCGGCGGGGATTACGTGTTCTCCATCGAGAAGGTCGGTGCCAATTGCGGCCTTATCGGTCCCCAAGCTGCACGAGACGTGAACGGTGTGGTTTACTGGATGTCCAATGCAGGCTTCTTCGTTTACAACGGTTCGGTCCAGAAACTTGATTGCTCTCTTTACGACAACATATTCAACAAGAACTTCGGAGACGGGCTGAACGAACAGCAAGCGTTCAAGGTGTTCTGTGGCGTCAATGCCGAGTTCTCGGAAATCTGGTGGTTCTACCCAAGCCGAAACTCCGAGGAAAACGACAGGTATGTTGTCTATAATTTCATGGACAATCTTTGGTATGACGGCATCCGTCCAAGGACTACGTGGGAGGATGCCTCTGTGTTCAGCCGTCCTATTGCCACCAACACCAGCACCACAGCTTATTACCACGAAGTAGGGGCAAACGCTGATGGGGCTGAACTGCCGTTCCTTCTTTACACATCCTTCTTTGACATTGACGATGGTTCAGAAATCATGTTCGTGGACCAGTATGTCCCTGACTATAAATACGTCCAAGGAGATTTCAAGATCGAGTTCGGGTTCAAGAAATACCCCGAGTCATCGGAAGAAACCTACAAGGGTCCGTTCTCTATCGCAGGCCAGCCCGTGCTTTACATGAGGGGCCGGGGGCGTCAAATGGAAATGAGATACACCTTGTCAGGTGTCAACTCCAATGTCCAGATCGGCAAGACAAGGCTTCGTATCAAGCCAGACGGGCAGAGGTAAAAAGCCGTGGCTAACCCAAACATCAAGGCTCCGTTGAGGTTGCCAAGACCCTCTCTTTACGATTGTTCGGACCCGAAACTACTTAAGGATTATCTGGATACCGTGGTCCGTGCCCTTGACCAGAACATAGGGTTGTTGTTCAACAACAATAACAACACTAGGGTTATCAACCCAAGTACTACTGCCTCCAGGACTTCTCTTTCAATTGCCGGAGATACGGTGAGTTTGAACAAAGTCCGGGACAATCTGACCACTTTACTTTACGTCCTCAAGAACAACAACCGTGTCAACTAATAACCACCTCGCCTAGCAAACGGCTATTTTAGTAGGATAAAATCACAGACCATGGCAACCGTTCAACCTAAATCCCTTCTCAAACTCCTTGGGGGCATGGCTAAAGAGAACCCTAAGCAAGGCATGGCCGATACTGTGCCAGCCATGATCGACGGCCAGCAGCCTGCCGCCCTCAGTGAGGGTGAATTTGTCATTCCGGCTGACGTGGTTTGCATGATCGGGGACGGTAACACCGAGGCCGGGTCTGCCATTCTTTCTCGGATGATTGAGGAAGTCCGGGTCAAGAAGATGGGCAAGAAAGAACAGCCAGATGAAATGGCTAAGCTGTTTCTTGGTGGCAAGGTAAAGATGCCAAAGGAAGCACGGCAATAACATGGCTCTGGTCCTGCAACGTTTTGCTTCAGAAGAT